AATATTCAGAAAACTACATTTCTTTAATTAATATATTGTGATGACTCGTTAAAAACGTATCTTCCGTTAACTATTTTAGTATTTTTATTCTCAAAAACTTCAGTTCCTAACTTATCACTATGAAAAACTAAATAATCCGTTTTATAGGGTTTAACGTTTCCTGTACCGTAAACAATAACTTTACCGTCTTTTTTATTAATACGATTAAATGGTTTAATTTGTATTGTTTTAGTACCTTCAGGTAATGTGACGACTGCGTCTATACCTTTAATCATATCATCTACGTCACCTAGTTCCCCAACTTTTTTGACATCAGAAGTGTTAAATATTTTTTTTAAACTTACAACAGCGTCAACCTCTCTTTTATCTCCAAACTTATTTGTTTTATCTAAACCAGACATTAGAGTTTTAAACGTTGGTGAATCTGCGTTAAAAATAGAGTACCTTAATTCTATCAAATATTTGTTAAGTCTATCAACTTCAGTTAGTTGTTGTTTGTGATTTTTATCATTAAAATTAATTGCATCAATACCATATTTTCTTAAATATTTATTTGTGTCACTCACTAATGTACAAAAAGCTGTGTAGTTGGTATTTAACTTATTAATCACTGAGCGACCTTTTTGTTCATAATCATAAATCCCTGACATTTGACCTTTAGAGTATTTGTTTTTTTCATACCAATATTCTGAAAATACTTCTTTTAGTATATCCATTATCGTATACATAAAACGTTTTTTTATCTCAGGATTAGTATTAAATAATCTGCGGTACGTCTGTACTTGATTTCTATTACATCCTGCACTCGCACCTTCAGAAATAATACTTTTAACTATCTTCGTTTCAGTTAGTTTTTTTGATGTTTGATTTAAATATAATTCATTAACATAATCCCAATTGATTATTGTCCAAAAATTTCTAACATATTCATCTCTCTTATTACGGTATTTCAAGTAATAAGCATGTTCCCATGTATCTAAACACAATAATGGGTATCCACCATTTTTAACCACATTCATTAATGGGTTGTCTTGATTTGGGGTGGACATTATTTTTAATTTACCATTCTTAGTTAAGACTAACCAAGTCCATCCTGAACCAAAGTTTTTTATTGCCTCATTACTAAATATTTTTTTGAATTTAGGAAAATTACCAAAATCCTTAATTATTTTGTCATAAATTTCACCTTGAGCTCTTTGTTTTTTGGGTGACATTATTTTCCAAAAAAGTGCGTGGTTGAATGCTCCGCCCGCATTGTCTCTAATTGTTTTATTGTATCGTGAAATACCTCTTATTAATTGTTCTAATTCAATGTTACCGTCAACTCTACTCGACAATGCATTATTTAATTTCTTAACGTATCCTTTATAATGTTTGTTATAGTGAGTATCCATAGTTTCTGAATCTATAAATCTCTCTAAGGCAGAATAAGAGTACGGTAATGTTTCTATACCAATTTTTTTCATTTCTGTTAAAATTTGTTTGGGAGTGTGCGAGATATTAACGTTAACTTCTGTTAACTTTTCTCGGCTATTAATTTTATGTTCAATCGTTGAGATTTTATTTATTAATCTTTTGAACTTCATTTATTTTTTTATTATAAATAATGGTTAATTATAATTTTTTATCTTCTAACTGATATTTCATTAATAATTTGTTCCATTATGTCCCCTCTCTCCTCATTATCACCCATAACCGTTTCAAAAATATTTTTCTTATTAGATAAAATATCATATATGATACCTTCTATTGAGTTTTCAAAAATTGGGTAGAATACAGAAACATTAGATTTTTGTCCGTATCTATACGCTCTGTCTTCGGCTTGTGAATGGTCAGAAGGAACAAATGATAAATCATTCATAACTACTGCCTCTGCTGCGGTAAGAGTTATACCAACACCTGCAGCTTTTAAGTTACCAACAAAAACTTTTATTTTATCATTTTCTTGAAATTGGTCTACAGAGTTTTGACGAGCAACTTTACTCATCTTACCGTCTAATTTAACTGCCTTTTTACCAAAGTGGTCCGCAATTCTATTTAGTGTGTCAGTAAAGTTGGTAAAGACAATTACTTTCTTTCCTTGTTCAATAATGTTTTCAACTAATTCACAAGTTTCTTTTATTTTATTTTCGGCAATTATTTGTCTGACTTTCATTAACATAGAAAATTGTACGGTTAATGATTTTTTCTCCCTATCATCCTCCATCCAATCGTAGTATTCACCCATAAGTGCCATATACTCTTTAGATTTTAAATTTAAATAAACGGGAGTGATAATCTTATCAGGTAAATCTAAAATATCCTGTTTTAATCTTCTAAGAACATGAGTTTTGGTTCTATCTCTTAACTCTAATAAGTTAGACGCCCCATTTACGTTCCACACTTTACGATTACCCACATTAAATTGATAACCTTCGCAGTACCTAATTACGTACGCCATCCAATTATAAGCTACAGGTGATTCTACTAAATTTAATAAATTATAATAATTAATTGGTCTTGATGTCATTGGAGTACCCGTTAGTAACCATACCTTACCTATTGAATTTATTATGTCGTTAATTAATTTAGTTCTTTTTGCTTGAACGTTTTGAATGTAATGTGCTTCATCGACAACAACTAAATCAAACCCTTCTTGCAATATTATTGATTCTTCTTTGTTTTTTATATCATGAAAATTCTTTAATATGTCATAGTTAATAATAACAAAATCGGCACTTTCCCATTTCTTACCTTCGACTATTGATATGCTTTTTTCGGTATAATTTTGAATTTCACGTTTCCAATTAATTTTTAAAGATGCTGGACAAACAATTAATACTCTTTCGGCTCCCGACTCTAAAGCAGCAATGACGGTTGAGGTAGTCTTACCTAACCCCATATCATCAGCTAAGATATATTTCTTATGACTCGCTAATTTTTCAATAGATTCTATTTGATGTTCTAAAGGAGGTCTATGAGAGTATTTAGTATAATCTATTTGAACCTTTTCAATTTCCTGTGATTTTATTAGCGCAACACGAGGTAACCAAAATGAATGTAATTTTTCATTTTCAAATATTTTACCCCATATGTGAAAAGATTTATCTTTTTCGACCAAAAGTTTTTCAATGTAAACTTTTTCAGGTACTTTCGTTAGAAGTTTATCTTCCATCATCTTCTTACCGAAGTAACTATCTAAGTCCACCCACTTTCTGGCTATTTTAGGGACTAACTCATGATAACTATTGATGTAGTCGGCTTGAGCCCTTGTTAATTTAAAATGTTTTTGTTCTTTAAATTTTTTTTGAATAGATTGTATATAATTATTGAACCCATCGTATACTTCTAATGTACGTTGCGCCCTAACTTCAGGTATCTTAGATAATTTATCTTTATTACTTTCCATAATCTAATATTTATAATATAACTATAAACTAACTATTTATCAATATATGAGTAATAGAAAGATACCAATAACGCGTTTAGAAAAGTTTTTCGGTTCCGAGGATTTTGGATTAGAACAAAATATGGGTCGTGAATGGCTTGAAGGTGATATGCATTTCACCGTTGTTCTATATAAGGTCGATAGACAAAAAACTAAAACCGATGATGTGTATGGAGAATCTTTAGAGGACGGAATACAGTTTTTACCTCCTGTTGAATTTAAAGGATACGTAACTATCGAGACACCTGAAAATCAAAATTATTCTAACGCTAATTTATCACAATTAGAACCAGGTAACTTAAAGGTTGGTGTTTACCAAGACGCGTTAGACGAGTTAAATATTGACATCGATTATGGCGATTATTTAGGTTATTATGAAACTGAGGACCGAGTAAGGTATTACTCTGTTGTTAATGATGGTCGTGTTGTTAGCGACAATAAACATACTTATGGTGGGTATAAACCATTTTACCGAAGTATAATTGCAGCACCTGTTAATGACGGGGAATTTAGAGGAATATGAAAAAATTACTAAAAGAAATAAATTTTATTAAAACCCGTATGTCACATATGTGTGAAGGTATTGAAGGTGAAAAAGTTGTGTGTGATGACTGTGGGTGGTCTTGGGATTTAAGTGACGGTGGCCACGACCCGTATATCTGTCATAAATGCGGTAACGATAATCAAGAAGTTAATTATATAGGTAAAAAAGTTATGGTATACTATAACTTACATAAACACACATTTTCAGTATCATATAAAAATAAAATTGTAATGTATGCCGATTATGTTAAATTAAAAGATGTTGAATTTAGAGTACGACAAGGAGGTAAAGAAAAAGTAAGAGATGAAATGAGAAAAAATGTACATGCCTTTGTGATTGGAACTTTAATGGATTTTTGTACGTTTCCGTGTGAAAACTTACCTGATGAGCCAAATGAGAATGTGATAACGTATAATCCGTATAAGTATGACTCATTCGTTAGAAAAGATGGTGAGGAACCAATTTACAATGCTAACGAGGTTGAAATGATTAACTCTAAGAATAAAGTATTTTTTATAAGTGAAACTGTAAAATAATGGGACTACCTAAAAATGTAAAAAAATATTTACCTTTAACTCCTGATAAAATTTTACATCAGAGAAGAGAGGAACTACTTGAACAAATTCAAGAAGATGGTACCTATTTACCAAAATCCATTTTACATGCAGATTTAGATAGGGGTATGTTAGATTTTGTTAGAGACGAATTAGGTATTTCAGTGAACGGTAAGAATATAAAAAACATAGATTTAATTATAACCACACAAAATTGGGCTCAATTTACAGAAACTTGGAATTTTCAGGATTTAGATAAAAATATTAAACCCCCTTTTGTTGCCACGGTTAGAAACCCCGATGTTAAGTTTGGGACAAATCCATCATTACAATATACAATACCAAATAGAAGACAATTCTATTACGCTAAAGTACCAACGTGGGACGGACAAAGAAAAGGAATGGACATATATAAAATACCTCAACCCGTTCCTGTAGATATTACTTACAATGTAAAAATATTCTGTAATAGAATGAGAGAGTTAAATGACTTTAATAAAAAGGTATTACAGAAATTTTCATCTAGGCAGGCATATACAGAAATAAAAGGTCACTACATACCAATGATATTAAACAGTTCATCTGACGAATCTGTTTTAGAACTTGAGAAAAGAAAATACTACGTACAAAACTACGAATTCTTAATGATGGGATTCTTATTAGATGAAGAAGAGTTTGAGGTATCTCCCGCAATATCTAGAACCGCAACTATATTTGAGGTTGATTTACTTAATACTGGTAAGAGAGTTGAGAAATTACCTTCAAATCCAAGTGATTTTGATTTAGACATTATTTTTGTTAGCGGTTTAGAATCTTTAACTGAAACTTACAGATATGAAATTGATTTAACAATCTTAGAAACGTCTAATGTAGATAGTTACTCTGTTTATATTAATGATAACTATATTGGTGATGATATTACAACGATAAAGGTTTCAACTAACGATGTGATTAAGATTGATGTCGTTAAAATAGATATAACCAAGCAGTCAGTATTAAAATCTAAAGCAAGACTTTTATAATTACTCTCCGTAGATATCTCTAACTTCTTTACAATTATCCTCAATTAATTTTTCTAAGAATTTATAAATCTTTAAACCGTGTTTTTCGCAGTACAGTTTTAAAGTCTTATGTGACTCAGGTGAAATTTTTATGTTTTTTATTTTACTCATCCATGTTTTTTTAAAAAGTAGAAAAAAGGTAGAATTTTTTCCTACTCTATATAAATATACTCTTTATGTAATAGTTTTTTCATCTTTTTGCTAATATTTATCTATAAATAAAAACTTAAGAAAAAAATTACACAATGGCGACATCTAACAAAGTATTCGTATCTCCGGGTGTTTATACATCAGAAAGAGATTTAAGTTTTGTAGCACAAAGTGTAGGAGTAACAACTCTTGGGTTAGTAGGTGAAACAATTTCGGGACCAGCATTCGAGCCGATTTTCATTACTAATTACGATGAGTTCCAATCCTATTTTGGTGGTACAAATCCAACTAAATTTGTAAATACTCAGATACCTAAGTATGAGGCAGCTTACATAGCTAAGTCTTATCTACAACAATCAAATCAATTGTTTGTAACAAGGGTACTTGGATTATCAGGGTATGACGCAGGACCTTCATGGTCAATAACAACTATCGGTAACTTAGATAGTTCAGGAACAACCGCAACGGGACAAACTGGACCATTTACAGTCTCATTCTCCGGAGTTTCAGGAACACCCGCAAGTGTGGCTATCACCAATTATGGTGGTCTACCCGCTTCAATTCAAGGTGTGATAACAGATTCATATACAACATATACGGGAGGAGTATCAACTTTACAATCAGATATGGAAGGTTATTTCTATTCTGAGATTGTAGACAACGCAAATTCAGGACAAACTTCCTATTTTTGGGGAGCGGTTGATTCGACCACATACGATAATATTACAGGGGTAACTAGTACACCTAATTACGTAACTAATGTAAATGTTTTAGGTGTTGAAAATGTACAGTTTGAATCGATGGATTTAACTGACTCAGTAAACGACCCATGGTATTACGCATTATTTACAGAATCTAATGGTGTTTATAATGGTACAGGTTTCGGCTTTGGTGTAACCACGTTAGTAAATACGGTTGGTCTCGAATATCAAGGGACCGCTCAAGTTTACGTAACTAATTATACAGGTACACCGTATAATGATTATCATGATGTGGTAGTAGCAACTTTACGTTCACGAGGTATCGATACATATACTTCTGATGATGGTCCTGTATATGAAGTATCAGGATTAACTGATGTTAACATGGATTGTACGGGTGTTTACTCGGAGGTTAATACTAACCCTTTCTCTACATTTGGTCTTTCAGCAACAACTGCAAATGGAGATAATTTCTTTTTCCAAACATCATTTAACGTATCTAATTCCAATTACCTATCAAAGGTATTCGGAAAATCGAATTTTGCAAAACCAAAATCTGAAGTACCTTTATTCGTAGAAGAAGAATATTATAACTTATTAAATACTGGTTATAGATTAGGTCGTGTTCGTGGTTTAAATTGTACACTAACTGATTTACCAAGTGCGAGACAAGATTTAGGAACTAACACAAGTATTGGTTGGTATTTAGAACAATATCAAACACCTGAAACTCCATATTTTGTTTCAGAACTGAGAGGTAACCAAGTTTATGATATGTTTAAAGTTATAACAATATCTGACGGTAATGCTGCAAACATAGAGGTAAAAGTTTCAATTATGAATATCTCATTTAATAATGGAACCTTTGATGTTGTAGTACGTGATTTCTTCGATACAGACGCAAATCCTGTAGTTTTAGAGAAATTCACTAACTGTACG